AGTTTTAACCAGGCATTTCTATTATTTAAATAATTAATTTTTGTATTACCTCTTAACCCTTCAAAACCCGAACCATAGGCTTTTTGTCTATACCTTATTTGATTGGCTACATATTTATCAAATGGTTCTCCTACTATATTTCCTGTCATAACTATATTCCATTTAAATTATTATATTCAGATATTATACTTCCAATATTAATTGGGATTCTAAGTTGAACACCCGGGTTTAGAAAATAAGTATCAGAAGGTTGTTGAGGGTTTGCTGTTTGGATTATCCACCATAGTGATGGATCTTGATAATATTGGTTTGCTAAACTATCATATCTGTCTCCAATAGTTGAATATACATAAATATCAGATTCAAGTGTAGGAATCTCAGGATATTTTACCCCTACTTTAAATCTTTTACCTTCTTCTGTAAGTGTTCTTCTTATGTTATTATATCTAGCCATTAAATTAAATTTGTTGATATTGGAGGAGTAGTTATATCTAAAGGTTTTGATTTAATTATATCTCTTGAATTTATATTACTTATAGATTCAATCCCTATATAATCATTTGAATCATAATTATTATTATCTATTCCCCCACCGTTAGATAATGCTATATATCTTTCATTACCAAAGGCATTAATTTTACCTTTATCTCTTAAATAACTATTTTGTTGTAATCTTGGTACAAAATCATGTATTGGTTTAAAGTTAAATCCTGTAACTCTTATCATATGTTGCATTTCTTTCACTGTTGGATCTGAATTTCCATTTGTATCTATTGCTATTTCCCAGGGTGATTCTTGTGGTACAGTATATGTTAAACTAGTTAATACTCCTACTTGCTCGTAAAGATATCCTCCTACAGTTAATGTAATGAGATTTCCTCGCATATACCCATTACTTGAATAATCAGGTGTAAGAGAGGATGCTAGATAGTTTAATTTCTGATACATTGGCATTAACTCACCTTTAGATTGAGCTGCTATTGTCCATCCTAAAGATACACTTCTATCAAAACCATTGTATTTATAGAAATTTTCTCCCCTACCCATGAATTTTTGTTCATCCCATTGAGCAGTATATGAATCACTCATATCATCTAAAAATGCTCTGAAATGGATGTAAGTTTTTTTGGATGGGTCATTATTATCTATAACTCCTATTCTAAATTTAACTAAATCATTTAATTCTTCACTTTGGGATATACCTCCTACACCACTTTTTTTATATAAAGGGTAGGCTGTAATTTTATCTAAAGCTTTTTCATCACCCTTTAAATTACTTGGGTTATAATCATATGTTCTATCTTTTAAAGATTTATTACCTGGATTTCCTAGGTTGACTCTACCTTCTAATCTTTTAGAATAATTAGTGTAATCAACTGTAGTTTTACTACCACCAGTTTTTCCTCTTAAATTTAAATAATTTTGTTTTGTTATAGGATTTAATCTTGAAGATTCTAAATTACTAATTTCATTATAAAGGTAAGGAAAAACATTAAAATCTTTAAGATTGTTTAACTGTTTTATTGTAAAATTTGTTCTATCTTTGCTAAAAGGGATAGTAGTTTTTCCTACCCCTAAATTAGAATTGGGTCCCCCTTGATATTCATATAAAGTAGTATTGCTACTGCTTAATTTATTTTCAAATAATTTTTTTAAATGACCCGTATCTGTATTATCTTGTCTTTTAACTAATTCCGAATATGTGGGGTTACCTAAAGGATCAAAATTTAAAATATTGTTAAATATATTATCTTCATTCCCTCCAAGTCCCTTGAGAGGATTAATTCCTTGTTTATTTAAATGTAAACCTATTGGATTACCGGCTGCACTTAATAAAGTAGAGGTAGGTAAATATACTCCTTCATTTAAAGCTTTACCATCTCCATTTTTAGCTACAGCAGTTCTAGATAATATATTTTGTTTGGCAGTAAATAATAAACCATTTGGGGATTTAGTATCAGCAAACATTTGAGTTAAGCGAGAACCATCCTCAAATATTCTATTAGGAGTTAAAGTACCACCGCGTAATAAAAAATCAGGACCACCTGTTGTACCTAAATCAGATACACTATTAGGTGGAGAAGATTTTATATAGGGTTGGTTACTTGAACCACCTCCAGGTCTGTCTTTCCCAAACCTTAAATCTTTAAGATTAGTTGTTTGATTTATTAATGCCATTTATTTTATTTACTCAGGTAGGTTATCCGTGTATTTACTTGGTGTCTGTCCGTCTAAATCTAATTGAGAAGGTTGGGGTTTACCATTTTGTGTAGGAATACCATTAATTGAGTATTGATCATGTACTTTAGATCCTTTAAAGTCAGGAGTTGATGGAGTACTACCATTTAAACCTGATAGATTTGATCCTTGTGTTTGTAGTTTATTTAAAATGCTCATGTTATTTATTTTATTATAAATATTAATTTATTGAACTTCGTATGTATTTACTGAAAATGCTGTACCTACCTCAGTTGCATTCATTTTGACGGTACCTTGTTTATTAAGGATTTGTTTTAATAACATATTAGTTTCTTTATTATCATTATTTACTACTACAGGTTGTTGTTGATTTGCTATAGCTTGAGACATACCGGGGGCTGCTATAATATCATCATTAGGTGATAATTCGAATAAACTACCTTCTTTTGTTGAGACTTGAGTTTTACCATTGGCTGGTGAGTTAAGATCACCTACTCTTGATATGTCAGAAGCCCCTCCAGCAATCCCCCCTATTATTCCACCAGCAAGAGTTCCTATTACGGGAATTGCACTTCCTGCTGCTGCTCCTCCTATTATTCCCATTATAGTTCCCATAAAGGGTTCAATAATTTTTATAATTTCACCTACAAGATTAAATACAGGCATTAAGGCATCAAATATAGGTATTATAGCTTCTGCAACAGTAGTAAATATCTCTTTTAATTTTTCAACACTAGCATTGAATCTATCTTGCATACTAGCTTGGTTTTCTAGAGTTTCAAAGCCATCTTTAGCTAATTGATTTTGAGTAGCTTCTAAACCTTGACTTGCTATTTGAGATTCTAATATTCTTCTTTTTTCTTCTGCTTGTTTTCCTGTAGCACCTGCTAATTGATCTTGAATGAATAGAGTTTTAGCTAATTCTTCTCTATTCATACCTACAGATTTAGCTAAAGCATCTTGTTGAATAACATTCATTTTACCAAATTCGGCAGCATCTCCTATTTGGTTTGCTATCTCTTCTGATAATGTTTCTATATCGTTATTTAAAGCTGCCAATCTAGCTTTTTCTAGGTTAATATTCCTGCCTAATAATAATTCAGCTTGTAATTCACTTTCAATAGATGATTCAAATTCTAATAAACTACTTGCTATTGCCTCTACTTTAGACATTTCTAAACCAAAAGATTTAGCAGTAGATACTGCCTCAGCTATTAAACCAGGATTTTTACCTAATGAGAGTGTAGTAGCAGCAGATACATCTTTTATATCCTTTAATATATCTTTTTCATTTAAGATAACACCATTTTTAACAGATGATATTTTAGCTTGAGCTAGAATTTCTCCAGTATTTTCTTCTAATGATTTACCATTCGCTAGGGTTAAGGATTGGATACCCATTAACTCTTCATTAGTTAAACCTGCTACTTCTCTAAGTTTTGTAAATGTTGCTAAATCTTCTTTATTTAACATTACATTAGTACCTAATGTTTGATTTATAGCTACTAATGTTTCAGCCATACCTTTAGAGGTAACAAATAATTCTTCACTAGTATTAGCTGAGGTTGTTAGCTCTTGTTTCATATCAAGAGCCTCACTATAGGACATATTAAGTCCTTTAGCCATATCACCTATTATCTTATCGGATTGTAAGAAAGCATCTTTAATAGAAGAAAAAAGAAAGTTTATAACTTTTAAAGATATGGCTAATTTAGCAACAGGGTCTAATAATGCTTTTTTAGCAGCATTGCCTATAAGCCCAAAACTTTTATTCATAACCATTTGTTTCTTTTGGGCACTAGTTAAACTACTATCAAAGTTATCACCCCCTTCTTCTAAGCTTGCAGAATATTCTTCTAGATCTTTATTGATTTGATCAAATCCCATAATATCAGATAAAGCTCCTAGGCCCATTTTATTCATAAAACCTTGGGTGCCTTTTAATATAGAACCAGTAATGCCTAAATTTTCATTTACTTTTTTTATTTTTTCTATTTCTTCTTTCCGTTGTTGGTTTTGACGTTCTAATTCTAGTGTATTTTGTCTGGTGAAAGCAGCTTGTTGAGCCATAGAGCTCATTTTTTTAGTAAGTAAATTAAGAGAGTTTTCAGCGGTTGCTTGGGCTTGAATAGATAGATTATATGCCTCTTGATCAAATTCTTTACCTTGTTCTGCTTGTTGTAATAATTGGGATTGGATAGATTGCTGATGAGAAATCTCATCTAATCTTTTATTTGCTAAATCTAACCTTAATTTATCATAACCTACTATACTTGAAGTAATAGCTGATTCAGTTTTTTTAGCTTTTTCAGTTAAATCTGAATTTTTCTTAATTTGTTTTTGGACAGAACTAATATCAGATAACCCTGATTTTTGGCCTAAAATCTCATTTGAAATCTTTTTATTAATAGAAAGGATATTTTGATCAAATGTTGATGTTTTACTTTTTATACCCTGAATTTCTTTAATAGAGTCAACTAAGGAAGTAGATAAACCAATTGAATCAGATTCTAATTCATTTAATTTTTGTTGGGCTTTTAATCTTTCTTCTTGAGTTTTAAGTAATTCTTTTTCTCTATTTAGATCTTGTTCTGAGGCCATATAATTTTATTTATATGTCATAAATATAAAAAAAGGTAACTATTTATAGTTACCTTAAATTAATTATATCTTAATAATTTAGTATTCATTAAAATTGTGGTTCTTCTTTAAATCTTATATTAATATCTCCACCATCTAAAGATGCTACAGCTTTATATCCATAATCACTTGAGAATTGGGTGTCTCCTTCTTTTTGTAGATAATCTACTGCTTGATTAAATAAACTAGATGATTTTTCTCCTACTAATTCAGGGGTATATTCATCTTGTTCAAGGATGAAAGAATTAAGTGCGGATGCGTCCATATCTCCCTCTAAATAAACTTCTAATTCATGTGTTAAAAAGTCTATAATATTATTAATATTAAAATTTTCTTTAAATATTTTACTTTCTTTTAAATTAAAATTACCCATTGTTTTTTTTTTGTTTATAACAAATATAATAATAAACATTGAGATATCCAAACCTATTTGTAGCTGCTCTTTCCTTTGGGTTGTTTAGGGATATTAGCAAAGTTTTTAGGATTAACTTTACCATCTGAATCTATTAGGCTTTTAGTATTTTTACCTTTAGCTGCTTTTTCTTCTATTGCAACTTTTTCTTCATAATATTTTTTAATTTCACTAAAGGTATATTTTCTTAACCATATAGGCATATTGTATATAGTATTCCAATCATATCCACCTTTACCATGAAATACTATCTCATGTATTTGTTTAAAAATAGATACCCTAAATTGAGATGCATTATTATAAGTCAGGCCAAAAAAACCTTATCCCAATAGGGATGGTGACCTCCTCTCCACCTTCCAACTCATATGTTAAATCAACATCTGGTTGTACTTCTTTTATATATTCACGTAATGCTCTAGCATCTCTAGCTAATAAAGCTGTGTCTACAAATTCGCGTATTGTTTTTTTATCTTCTTCACCATTTATAGAGGTAATCATATATTTTAACCTTGTAGACATTTCAGGGGAAGAATTTTTGTTTATTTTCTTTAAACCCTTAAGTTCTTGCTCTATTTTTCTTTCATCACTACCTGTTAATATCTTGAAAGTAATTTTATTACCACTATGTGGTAACTCAAAAGAAAACTCATTTTTACCCTTTTTAATTGAAGATTCATCAAATTCTTTATTATCTAATAATGATAAATCTACAGTTTGTTCTTCGTTATTATAGGTAAATTTGTATTCTTTACCATAACCTAAAATACGGGTAGCAATTAAGACTGCATTTTTATCTCCTACTATTAAATCATTTAGATTAATTTTAGATACTACTACCGATTCTAATAGTTTATCTAAAACTATACCCTTTTCAATATAGGATTGGTTGGTTAGAATATCCTCTTCTTTAGCTGTCATGTATTTAATTTCGACTTGACCACTTGAGAGAGGGTTATCTGAAGGGTAAACTAACCCCTTAGATGGAAGTTCTACAACTTCTGTTGGTAATTTAAATTCGCTCATATCTTTTATTTAAAAATAACTTTAGTTCATGTATACATATTAATATAAAAAAGGACTTGACATAAGCCAAGCCCTCTTTTAAAAAAGAATATATTATTTATCAGTAATTTAAAATACAATAATCTGGTTGAACCTGCATTGATATTGATTGAGCAGTATTTTCATCATCCCAACCATAATCTCCAAAGTTAGCATTTGTAATTAAAGCACCTTTAATAATCCATTCTGATACAACATCACCTACAGGTCCTAAGACATTAAAGGTCAAATCTTTTTTATAAAAATCAGAATAACCATCTCTACCTGTTACAGATTCGTGGTGTAATCTAACCCATTCCATTACTGATTGTGCTCCTGAAGGAGTGATTGGGTCAAATAAGGTAAAGTCAATTGTATTCCATGTTGTTTTACCTTTTACAAATCTTTGTACATTAATGTGATTTAATGCTACTGTTCCTTGTTCAAGTGAAACGCCACTAACTCCTTTTACTATGTAAGATGGAAAACCATCCATATACATGATGAACCTATTTGCTTGTTTTGGTTCAAATGCTGTGTAGAAAACTTCATTTGGATCTAATACTGCCATTTTATTATATGTTATATTGTGTTTTGTTTATAAATATTAGTTTCTCCACCTCTTATGCAGGGAAAGAAGTTCCTGTAGGGGTCACATTAAAGTCTAATATAATAAATTCAGCTGTTTTAGTTGGTTGTAAGAATATTTGACCTACTAATT